AGTTCGTATATCAATTAAGCAAAGGCAAGAGTGGTTCACATATCGCAGGGATAGCTGCAGTAGCACTAACTGATGCAATTATAGATACATGGCTGTTTGAGGATTCAGAATGGCTTCACAGATATGAAGTCGGAGAATTTGACACTAAAGAGGCTAAGGACAATCCTGAAGCATTACAGATAGCTCCTGAGTCATGGGAAAGAGCCAAGGAGATGGCAAGGAACATCCTAAAAGAGCAAATGGATGCAGATGTTGGTGATGTCAATGAAAATGCCACACAATATATTATTGATTGGATTCTCTCAAATAAAGACAGTTTCGGAGAAAGAGTATACGGAACATGCCTAGGGCTTATACAAGGACCGGAAGTGTACATATTTCCATCAATGCTCACTCAAGCACTTACAAAGGCAGGATACTCATCCAGAAAGACTATGAAATATCTGGCAGATAAAAACATGATCGGAACAACGACCAGCAAAAGCGGAGGAACAAAAAATTCGGTATTTAAATGGTTCAATAACAGGCAGTGCAGGTTTGTGGAATTTCATCTTGGCAAACTTGTAAAGGAAAGTGAGCCGGCAGTAGATGAGAACAGAAATCCAATTGGAGACGGATGGAATCAAGTTCCCGAAAACGAGCAGATGGAGCTTCCATTTGATTAGATTGTGCAAAATCAAGAAGTCACCAAATTTCAAAAAAGGTCACCATTTTAGAAATTTGGAGCAAATTTGGTGACTGTATGAGTGCATAAAAATATTAAAATATCAGCACTAAAATATATTGAATATAACGAAAGTTACTACACACCTATTTTAAAATTAAATTAGGTGTGTAGTTAGGTGTGTAGTTAGGTGTGTAGTAAGAATGGCTTAAAATAAGGCTTTATAACACTTATACACACCTATAACACCTATACACACATTTATATACCAATATATTTTTCAGTGGAAAGTGGTGATAGCTAGTCACCAAATTTGCAAAAAAAACAAGGTGTATGTCAAAAATTAGGTGTGTAGGTGTGTAGTAAGCCTACAAACGGCGTAGTTGAGCCATTTTTACTACACACCTAAGGTTTTTCGCAGGTGTGTAGTAGGAAATAGGTGAGTAGTAAAAATGGATTTAAAAAATCGGATTGATGAACTCAAAAGGCTTGTAGAGAAACTCAAGAGGAATGATTTAAATATCCCTAAAGAGGATCTAATGACGAAGTATAAAAAGTCTTACATGGAGTTGAAAAATGAAATAAAGAAAAAAGCAGATGGTCTGATAGATGAGATACTTATAGAGGGTTTACTTATCGTTAAAGATGAAAGGGGATATAAATGCCTGGAAGATATAAGTCAATTTGTTGAAAAGAAAAAGGATGAAGGGATTATTAGGCAGTGCAGTGATTTAATCTTTAAGAAATATGATGTGGATAAAGTGGTTGAACTGGCTAAAGATGTTAAAACCGGAATTAATGAAATTTACAGTAAGTATTTAGAGGAGGTAGAGCAATGAGTATGGCGGAAATATTAGGAATGCTTAACGAAAAAGCTAAGGAAGATAATAATAAGCATTCGCCTTCGCCTTGGACACGTATGGTATTAGAAAAAGATTTATTAAAAGGGCTAAGAACTGTTATTGTAATAGAATATGCCAAGACTATGAGACAAAAAAAGAGGAGAGAACATGGGAAACAGAGAAGGGTATAAGGATCCAACTGCCGATATTGCAATACACAGAGCGTACCATACTCATGGTAAATTAGATTATACAAAGTTCAACTCTTATGATGAGCTTAAGGATTACATAATGCAAAGGTACAAAATGAAGACTATGTACGAAGCTGAAGTCTATATTAGGGAGCATATGCCAAAAGAATCGTATTTCCAAAAGCAGATAATGGACTGGATTAATAAAAATATTCCTGGGGCTGCCGTGTGGAAAGAAGCAGCCGGTCCGTATTCAGTAAGCGGGATTCCTGACATAACTTGTATAATAAGGGGGCAGTATTATGGTTTTGAGGTTAAGCGTCCATTTATTGGGAAGCTTAGTAAGATTCAGAAAGAAACAATTGACCGGATAAATGAATCCGGCGGCAGGGCATATGTTGTGACTTCGGTAAAGGAAGTTGCAGAAATTCTAAAAGATGAACTTAGAAAGAGAGTGTGATGATGAATAAAGCCTCAGAAAGCAAGAATAAAATATATGCAATGCCATTGCTTAAGAACATAGGATTACAGGCAATGGACAGAAAAGGGTGGAATTTGCTTCAATGTCCGGTATGCAATTGCAAGTGTTTTGAAATGCCACAGGCAAGGGTACTAAAGAGTTTAGGATATACGGGTATGTGTACAGAATGTATGCTTAAGCATCAATTTGGTGCAAAGGGAGAGGATAATGCAAACTGATAATAAAGAGTTGAAAGTGACTTTGAAAAAGTACCTTGGTCAATACTACAGAGCGAAGATAAAGCGAAAACAATTGGAAATTAGACTTAAAAACTTTAGAGAAGAAATGGCCGGCACGCAAGGAGTGAAATATTCTCCTGTGCCGGGAGGACAGAGTGGAAGTCAAATATCCTCAACTGAAAATGCTGTTATGAGAGCAATGGAGATTGAGGAGAGAATCGTTAAACAGCAAGCACAAGTTCAAAAAGCAATGCTGGCTGTTATGGAGTTTATGGATTTCTTACCAATTGATTCTGTGGAGAGAAGTATACTTGAATACAGACACATAGACTGTTTACATTGGGAGCAAATCCCAGCAAGAATAAGCTATTCAAAAGCTTCGTGCCATAAGTATTATAATGCAGGAATTGATATATTACTTAGTTGTAGTGATGTACAGGAAGCACTTCAAAAATATATTGGATTGGCTAAATAAAGTATATTGACTTTAGAGAACACAGGATGGTATTGTTGAAGTTACAAATACAATATATGGAGGATATATATGAATCAAAAAAGAAGAGGTATAGTGGCTATAATTTTAATTGCTATTATTATTGTGTGTGTCATTGGTATAATCATGACAAAACCTGCAGGTAAAAAAGTTGTGGATGAGAAGAAAGAGACAATGCAATCATTAGACATCTCAAGTGTAGATCAGGAAAAAGAAACTGAAACATCAGAGCCATCTAGAACAATTGATAATGTTGATATTATCTTTTTAGAAAAAGTGCCAAAAGATTCAACAGGAAATATGAGGTTGGCAAAGGTCAAAGGTAATAAGTCTGCAGAGGAATATGCACTTGACTATTATAATACTTATTTTAAAGATGACAATGAAGTACATGCGATAGTAAACTACACTCTCAATACTACAGCATGCATAACAAGCGTAGGTAATAAAATCAATGTAAGAATTTATGAGCATAGGGATGGTGAAGAGAGTGATGCAAAAGAATTGTTTACTGGAGAGAAGTATGCAGAGTACAACATAGACAAAGAGACAGGAACAGTAGAGAAGATTGAATGATTAAAGAGTAGACACAAATAGACTTTTATATGTGTTATTATGGTAACATGGAGTACGATGGAAGAGGACAAGGTACAGGCTGATAGTGGCCAGTACAATGTCCTTTTTTGTGTGAAATAATTTATAGCATCAAAAAAATAATAGGTACTACCAGAGGGGGAGGCCGCATGCGGGGCGGAAAACAGCGCGGTCCTTTTCCCTAAAAAATCAAAAATAAATTTTGCATTTCGTTACGGAGGGAGAGGAGAAATGTACAAGGAGAGCCATAGATGATAACAAAAGAGGAGAGAAAAAAGCTTTATTTAGGTAAGTGCATTCAGGTAGGAGGAAAAAGCAACAAACTACTTACTCATCAATTTGTAAAAAAAGAGGGGTTTGAGAAAACGGCTGTTTTTATGATGGATTTGTTTAAAATAATATCTGAAACAATGAAAAGTAAGGACCGCTTCAGTATCTTAATTGAATATGATACCGAAGCGATAAATGTCAATATTGACTATTTAGAAGAAGCTAAATACGTTTCAGATGGCAACCTTCTGGAAAATCAATAGATTTTAGTTCTTCTTCAGAAGTAAGATAAAACTCACCGGAACAAAAATCTGGGCAAACAGAAAAACCGGTGTAAGAAATTGATTCTAATTTCTCAATGAGAGATTGTTTCTCATCATTTGAGAGAGATGAGTATTCAATGTGATATCTAACTAATGTCATAATCCCCTTCCTTTCTATTTGATTAAATAAGCATAGCAGTGCTTATTTAATTATTTTACAAAGGAAATATGTAACAAACAATAGGAGAATAGAATGGAGCAAACACTGAAAACAGAAAAAAGAAAACTAAATGAGCTGGTGGCGGCAGACTATAATCCTAGAAAAGCCCTGACACCGGAAGACAGTGAATATCAGAAAATCAAAAGAAGTATTGAAGAATTCGGATATGTAGATCCGATTATAATCAATGAAGATGGCACAATTATCGGAGGTCACCAGAGATGTACAGTCCTAAAAGATTTAGGATATGAAGAGGTCGATGTAGTAGTTGTCAGCCTAGACAAACAAAGAGAAAAGGCTCTCAATATTGCCCTTAATAAAATAACCGGTGAGTGGGATGAGTTGAAGTTGAAAGACTTGCTGCTTGATTTAGACCTTGGAGATTATGATATTTCATTAACCGGATTTGAACAGGAGGACTTGGCGGAGCTGGTAGATAACCTTGCAGTGGAGCCTGAGGCAATGGATGATGACTTTGACGGGGAAGCAGTGCTTGAAGATATTGTAGAGCCGAAGACTAAGCTTGGTGATGTATGGAAGCTTGGCAGGCACAGACTTATGTGTGGAGACTCTACCTCTCAGGAAGATGTGGCTACTCTTATGAAAGGAGAGATGGCGGATTTGATTATTACAGACCCTCCGTACAATGTTAACTATGGGGATAAGGCAGATATGCTTGATACATATCTTCAGAAAGGTCATAGGAATAACAGCAGAATAAAAAACGACAACATGGATAATGAGAGTTTTTATTCTTTTATGCTTCAGATATATCAAAGTGCTTATGAATTTATGCGTGAGGGAGCAGCTATATATGTGTTCCATGCCGAAAGTACCGGGCATATATTTAGACAGGCATTCCTTGATGCAGGCTTGAAACTTGCACAATGCCTAATATGGGAGAAGAATGCATTTGTACTCGGCAGGCAGGACTATCAGTGGAGACATGAGCCATGTCTTTACGGATGGAAAGAGGGAGCGGCACATTATTTTATTAATGACAGGACACAGGATACTGTTATTTTGGAAGATGATGTGGACTTTGAAGCCATGAAAAAGGCTGACCTTATAGCATATATTGAAGATATGCATAGAAAGTATAAAGACCAAACATCAGTCATTTATGAGAATAAGCCTACAAGAAACGACATACATCCTACAATGAAGCCGGTAACGCTGATTGGAAGGCTTATGAGTAACTCCAGCAAGTCAGGATGGAATGTACTTGACTTATTTGGAGGTAGTGGAAGTACTCTGATGGCGGCAGAACAGCTTGGAAGGACCGCATTCCTCATGGAACTTGATGAGAAGTTCTGTGATGTCATAGTGAAAAGATGGGAAGAGTATACCGGTCAGAGTGCAATAAGGATTTCAGGAGGTGATGGATAATGGCAGAAGAACAGCAAGGGAGTTTTTATCGTGTGGAAGTCATCTCGTCACTTTTTGGAGTATCAGTTCGCAGGGTTCAGCAGCTGACACAGGAAGGAATTATTGCTACAACGAAAACAGTAGAAGGCAATAGATATGAGTTGGGTCCAACTATACAGAGATATATAAAGTATCTTTCAGATAAGGCGTATGGCAAAAGCAGATCTGAAAAAGAAATGGAACTCAAAGAGCAAAAACTTCAAGCAGAGATTGCCTTGAAGGAGTCACAGGGAGAAATGCATAGACTAAAGACTGAGATAGCATCGGGTAAGTACATCGATATTGAAGAAGTAAAGATGGACTATAGCCGATTTTTTGTTGCATTCAAGAAGTTTGCATTATCTTTACCAAGCAGACTTGTAGGAAGGATAATTGGACATTGCGATCCTGTGGAACTTAGGTCAGTAGAAAAAGATTTGAGCTCAGAGGTCATAAGATTGATGGACAGCTTTGTGGTGGCGGGCTGTACACATGAGGAATTGGAAAAGAAGAAGCGTGGCAAGAAATCCGTTCCGTAGATTTGAGGTTACAGACTACCAAAAAGAAGTACTTAAATTCCTAAAGCCACCTGAAGATATTACAGTTAGTGAATGGGCTGATAAGTATAGAGTATTAGATGTAAAATCTTCCGCTATGCCGGGACCATGGAGAACAGAACACACTCCATATCTGAAAGGCATAATGGATGAATTTAATAACTATGAGACAGAAGAGATAATCTATGTAAAGCCTACTCAGGTAGGAGGTACTGAGTGTTTGCAGAATATGGTAGGATATATCATACAACAAGATCCGGCACCGACTATGATAGTTTACCCTACAGATAAACTTGCAGAATCCATATCTGAGAACAGACTCCAGCCTATGATAAAGGCGGCTCCGGGATTAAAAAAAAGGTATTTGGAGAATGACTCAACAAGGCTGGAACTACAGTTTGACGGAATGTATCTGACACTTGCAGGCTCAAACTCACCATCAAGCCTTGCAAGTAAAGCTATCAAGTATCTTTTTTTAGATGAGGTAGATAAGTATCCCGGAGCAAGTAAGAAGGAAGCGGATCCTATATCACTTGCAAGAGAGAGAACAAAAACCTTTCATAACAAAAAGATATTTATAACCAGTACTCCGACACTAAGAGACGGACATATATGGAAAGCACTGGAAGATGCAGATATTGAAAAGCATTATTTTGTGCCTTGCCCTCACTGTGGAGAGTATATAGAACTGAAGATGAAGCAGATAAAATTTCCAAATGGTGAAGGCATGAGCTATGCGGATCGTGCAGAGTTTGCCACCTATGTATGCCAGGAATGTGGCTGCATAATTACAGATAAAGATAAGCCTGATATGTTGAAGTTCGGAGAATGGAGAGTAGTCAAGGAGAATACTAAGTTTGCTAGAAAAGTGGCATTCTGGATGAATACCTTGTATTCGCCATTTGTGAGATTTTCTGCAATTGCAAAGGAGTTCTTGGACAGCCATGAAGACCCTGAGAGGTTGCAAAATTTTGCAAATAGCTGGCTTGCTGAACCTTGGGAGGATACAAAACTTAAGACCAACGCTGAACTTGTTCTCGAAAGACAAACAGAAAATGAAGAATTTATCGTGCCGGAATGGACGAAAGTTCTGACAGCAGGAGTGGATGTACAGGAAAATTGTTTGTATTGGAGCATAAGAGCATGGGGAGACTATTTTACAAGTCAGAACATTGCACATGGACAAGCTTATTCATTCCAAGCGGTTGAAATAATAATGAATCTATCATATAAAATGGCTGACAGCACACCTCTTGTGGTGGCATTGGCACTGATTGACTCTGGAAATGATACAGACAGAGTATATGATTTTTGTGCAAATAATTCTGAATGGGCATTGCCAAGCAAAGGTTCATCCAATAACATGCTTACGCATTACAGGCTGTCTAAAGTAAATAAAGCAGATAGTAAAGCATACGGAATGAATCTTGTACTTGTTGACACAGGCAAATACAAGGACATGATTGCAGGTCGTATGCAAAAGAATAATGGATCGGGAGCATGGATGGTATACAAAGATTGTGATATGGAGTATGCGACACAGGTAACTGCAGAACACAAAGTTAATGTTAAAAACGGAAAAGGTGTTGTTAAGCAAGAGTGGAGACCAAAAACAGCTCATGCCGATAACCACTATCTTGATTGCGAAGTTTATGCATTCTGTGCAGCAGACATTCTTGGAGTAAGAACAATGCACCTTGATAACCTTCAGGAAAGTGCAGATAAGAAAAAGAGTTCAGAGAGCAATGAACAATACTTCCCGGAAGAAAAGTGGATAAAAGATAATGAGAATTGGACATAAGGAACTTTTATGGATGAAGAAAAAGAAGTTATAAATTTTATTAATCGGGGGGGCAAGAACCGGAAAGTCAAGGGCTTGTAAATACAAAAAGCTTTGAAAATATGGTTGCAACACTGATGACGGCAATGAACGAATTGTGGAGACTGATGGAAAGTAAAAAGAGTTTTCGTGTTGAGTTAAACTATAATGCGAAAACTCTTAATTCGGAATACCGGCTTTACTTACTTAAGGATGACGCTCCATTGAAGAGTGCAAATCAGGAAGTTCAATCAGACTTGTATCAAAATCTTCATCTATGAAGTATTGGCCAATGTCTGAATTAAAAGAAATGCTTGTAACAGCTATAGCATTTAACAGCTTTTTAAGTGCAGCCTTTTCATACGGTGTCATTTGTAAAAAATTTATAGTGTATTTTTGTAATGACATATTAGTTCCCCCTCATAGCTTTTCTAATTTAAAGAATAGGGAAAAGAGTAAGTAAAGTCAATATATGGAGAAGAGATGGAAACAAATTATACAGCAAGAGAAATGCTTGAAGAAGTTAATAATGCAATATATACAGTTCTTGTAGGAGGACAGTCATATAAGCTTGGTACAAGGCAGATGACAAGAGCTGATTTGAATCTACTCTACAAGATGAAAAATGATCTGACCGCACAAATACAGTCAGAGAACGGTAATCACCTTTTAGATGATACCTATGTTGCTATATTTAGCGGAAGGTAGGTAATATGAGTTGGTTAGATAATTTAATCTCTTTTATATCCCCTGAATGGGGTGCAAAGAGAGAAACATGGCGACAAAATCTTGAGGAAATGAGGAGCTATGATGCAGGTGATTACTCAAGAGGGAATGCAAATTGGAGAGTAATAAATCAATCAGCGGAGTATACTGATAAATACAGTCGTGATAATGTCAGAGCCAGAGCAAGGGACTTAGAGAGGAATTCGGATATGATGAATTCCGTTATAGGTGCCTATAAGAGGAATGTAATAGGCGGTGGATACACCTTGCAGGTAAAGACAGGTGATGATGAATTAAACGATACTATAGAGGCGGCATGGAAAAAGTGGTGCAAAAAGCAAAACTGTGATGTGACAGGGACTCAATCATTTACTCAGATGATGCGAATGTGCATGAAACGAAAGAAAATAGACGGAGGAATTCTGATAGTAAAGAGGTATACAAGTGACAGGTTCCTGCCATTTAAGCTTCAGACATTTGAGGTGGATGAACTTGATAACTCTCAGATGACACCAAAGGTTCAAGGTAACAAAGTGGTTGGCGGTATTGAGATGAATGAGTACAACAAACCTGTCGGATATTGGATTAGGCAATATCCTGTTGACAGTTTGGCACTGACAACACCTGTATACATTGAGGCAAAGGATGTTATATTCCTTTATACAAAACATAGACCGTCACAGATCAGGGAAATTAGCGATATGAGTCCTACAATCACAAGAATTCGTGATACAAACGAATTCATGGTAGCTGTATCGGTGAAAGAGAGGATAGCGGCCTGCCTTTCAGTGTTTATAAAGAAAACTATACCTACTACAGGCATAGGAAGAGGAATTGGTGTGGGGCAGGGAGCACTGCATGATTACCGAGGAAAGTCTATAACACCCGGAATGATTAAGGAGCTTAATGCAGGAGATGAAATACAGGTGGTAAACCCTGCAGGGCAGGCTACAGATGCAGCAAGTTATATAAAACTTCAACAAAGACTTGTTGGTGCAGGACAGGGCATCAGTTATGAAGCAACAAGTCGTGATATGAGTGAAAGTAATTATTCTTCTACAAGACAGGGAATCATTGAAGATGAAATGACCTATGCGGAAGAAAAAGAGATGCTGATGGAAGTAATGGATGAGATATATGAAACATTTGTTATATCATTATGGCTTTCAGGCAATATCATGGTAAAAGATTTCTGGGGAAATAAAGATAAATATTTGGAACATACATGGATTATTGCACCTAAAAAATGGATTGATCCACAAAAAGAGGCCAATGCAAACAGGATTGCATTAAATACAGGTCAAAAGACCTTTAAACAGATTGCTGCAGAACAGGGCAGGGATTGGAAAGAGCAGATTGAAGAAATTGCAGAAGTCCTTGAGTACGCTAAAAGTTTTGGCATTGATATGGGCAGTGTGATTTTTAATAAAACAAAGGAGGAGCTATATGAAGATGAAGAGGAGAATTTTTCAGAGGGACAAGCCGGTGCAAAAAAGGAATAAGGATACAGCAACCAGAGAGTTGATAAAAAACAGTATAAGAGCTTTAGATGGAGAGGGGAATGAGCGAAAGTTTATCCTCTCTTTTTCATCTGAAGAACCATATCAAAGATTCTGGGGAACAGAAATACTTGATCACTCAGAGGGAGCAGTAGACCTTACAAGAATTCAGGAAATTGGATGTTTGCTTTTTAATCACAATCGTGATGCAGTAGTAGGAAAAATCACAAAGGCATGGCTTGAAGATGGCCGTGGAATGGCAGAGATTGAGTTCGATATGGATGAAGCTTCAGAACTTATTTATCAGAAGGTAGCAAGTGGAACACTCAAAGGGGTATCGGTAGGCTATCAGATAGATTCATGGGAAGAAGTAATGCCCGGGAAGCAGTCAGCAGATGGGAAGTTCACAGGTCCTTGTGATATTGCAAGGAAGTGGACACCTTATGAGATTTCAATCGTGAGTGTTCCTGCAGATCCTACAGTAGGCGTAGGTAGAGAGTTTGAAGAAGAAAAAAACATTTTAAACAATCGCTCTTTATCTTGGTTTAAAAGGCAACTTCAAATAAATAAAACAAGGTTAAAACAAGGAGGACAAACAACATGAACAAAAAAGCATTAATACAAGCAAAGCTTTTACGCCAGCAGGATATAGTAAATGCTGCAAAAGAAGCAAACAGGGATTTGACTGTTCAGGAACAGGCGGAATTTGATGCTCTTCAAAGAGATATTGATTCTTTAACAGCTGAGATCGCTACAGAAGGTGATCCAGCAGTTCCTGACACAGGGGAGAAGGATAAAGAGACTATCCTTCAGAGAGCTGTAACTCAGGAGAGGGAACGTATAAGTTCGATAAATGACTTGTGCAGAGAGTTCGGGATGGACGCACAGGGATATATTGATAACGGTTCAACTATTGATCAGGTTAGAGATGCAGCTCTTGAGCATGTGAGAAAAAATGGAGCACCGGTCGCTGCAAGAGGAGTTGATGTAACAGCTACCGCAGAAGATAAGTTCAGGGCAGCGGCAGCAGACTCCCTATTACTTAGAAGTGGAATGATTGTTGAAAAGCCTGCTGATGGTTCAAGACAGATGATGGGAATGTCTCTTCGTGACTTGGCTATTGAGTGTATTGCAGGCGAAGGAGATAGTAGTCTAAATCGCAGATCGTCTGATGAACTTTTTGGAATGCTTCAGAGACAGTTCTATAACCCAACTGCTTCTTTCCCGGCAATCTTAGACAATGCCATCAATAAGGCATATGTTGAAGGTCATAAAACTGTATCAGTAACATTTGACAGGTGGACTAAGAAGGGAAGCCTAAAGGATTTTAAGACCAATGATAACTATTATTTAGCAGGTCCGGCAGGAGAGTTCCTTGAAGTGCCGGAGGGCGGAGAGCTTAAGCACGATACCTTCAGTGATGAAAAGCGTCCGACAAGAAGATTGAAGACTTACGGTAGGCAATTCACACTTACAAGACAGGCATTCATAAATGATGACATAGATCTTGTAACAAGAATACCTGCAAAGTATGCAGCGAGCGCAAGAAAGACAATAAATAGGCAGGTATACAATGTCTTGATAAAAAATCCGGCAATACATGACGGGACTGCTTTGTTCTCGACAATGCATAAAAACTTGCTTACAACAGGAACAGGAATAACAAGGGAATCTATGCAGAAAATGATTATTGCACTTCAAAATCAGGTGGATGAATTTGGTGATGCAATAATTATAAGACCGGCTACATTGGTTGTTCCTTCCGGCATGGGATTTGAGATATTTACAATATTCAACAGTCCTACAATTAACACATCCGGCAATACGCAGGCGGTGAACCCATTGTTTAGATATGCAAGCTCTATTGAAATTGTGGAAGAGCCAACTATCAATGTATTATGTGGAGGCTACGGAAAGACAATGCCTTGGTTCTTAATCGGACATAAGGATGATACGGACTTTATAGAGGTTGATTATCTTAACGGACAGGAAGTTCCAACCATTAGACGAATGGAAACACCGGGACAGCTCGGATTCGTTTGGGATATATACCTTGACTGGGGTGTTGCGGTTATGGACTGGAGAGGTGCAGTCAAGAATAACGGTACCACAGTTGCGGATCCATTGGCGTAAATAAAGGAGGTTTAGTATGGCAAGTGCTACATATTTTCAGAGGGGTGAGGCTCTCGACTATACGAATACCGGCAGTGATAAGATTACTGTCGGCACTGTAATAAAGATTGGAACAAGAATTGGTATAGCAGGGGACGACATCCTGCCAAAGGCAACGGGAACGATTCATGTTTCAGGAGTGTTTGAGTTTAAGAAAACCGGAACGAATGAAGTAAAAATGGGAACAAATGTATACTTTGACGGTACGGGAATAACTGAGACCGTAGGAAGTAATACACCTGCAGGATATGCTGCTGAAGATGCAGCGGCGAGTGCTACATACATCAAGGTAAAAATTGGATAGGAGGTAAATATGCGAAAACTTATAGCTAAATATCCAATTCTTTATTTGTCAAAGCAATATGATATTGGAGAAGAACTGGTTGCAAATAATCCTGAAATGGTAAAAGCTTGGCTTGATGCAGGAACTGCCGAGTGGGTAGAGGATGAGGAATCTGTATCGGATGGTACTACAGATGAAAAATCAGAAGAGGAATTGCCACATGCTACAGCAACTCCTGTGGTGGCAGAGGCAGGACTTGTAGGTGATGCAGTAGGTGCGGAAACAGATGAAAATCTTGTTGGGAAAATACCGAAGACACCTGCAAGGAGCAGAAAGTAGGCATTGATGCAAAGGAAGTCATTCAAGGAAATTTTAAATCAGGATATTGAGAATGTATTCCTTAACACTTTGGAGTTTGCAGATATTCATAATGTAGATGGAAAAGATATGCCGGTGCAGGTAGATGACAATGAAGTTATTGAAAGAGAAAAGAAAGAAAGGTCTCACATGGATGGCTTATATGTGAAGCAAAAGTTGATTTATGTGAAAGCAAAGGACTTTGGATCATTGCCTGCGATCGGAAGGCAAATCATGCTTGACGGTAAGCGATATTTAATTACTGACTCTACAGATGAGTATGGTATTTATACGATAACGCTGGAAGGAAATAGGAGCAAATGATTGAGTTTGGTATTGATGAGGTTAGTCTGTCAAGGGTTAGAGCTAAACTTTTGTTGTTCGAAAATCAAGTGCCTAATGTTATAAAAAAAGCCTTAAACGCTACTGCCAGAGATGCAAAGACAGCTCTGGCAGATAAAGCTAGGGAGACGTATGCTGTAAAATCTCCAAGATTTAAAAAAGCAATTAGGCAGAAAAATGCAACCGCTTCAAATCTTGTTGCAACTTTAAATATAACCGGAAAGGCTACTGCACTATCAGATTTTAAATATAGAAGGCATAGTGGTGGAGCGAGTGCAAGGGGTAAGCTTTATAAAGATGGAGCTTTAAAGGACTTGTCACTGAACGATAAGTTAAAAGCATTTGTTGTAAAGTACCATTCAGGACATGTAGCTGTAGTGAGGAGAGACCCACCTAATAAATATACAAATGGTATATCTAAGAGAAAAGAAACCGGTGGAGATACTACTAAATTAAAAGAATTTTACAGCCCATCAATCCCTAGAATGATTGGAAATGAGTTAAAAGTATATGGCATCGTCAAGCCTAAGATACAAGAAAGCTTGAAGAAGCATATAAATAGGGAAACAAGTAGAATTTTCAGAGGTAGATAATGACAGCAGGAAATCTTCAAAAAGAGTTGATGAAAGATATCGGTGGTATTTTTGAAAAAGGTTTATTTAAAGATTCTCTTGGTAAGTATGGTTCACTAAATATATATGCACAGAATCTTCCAATACGAGAAGACGAAGATGCACCGGATCCTGTTCCATACATTATCGTGAGGATTTTAGATGGCAAGATAAAAGGATGGGTGGAAGCACAGGAAGTTCAGGTGATGTTAATTCTTGGATGTTTTGATGACAATTTGAACAATGATGGTCATGAGACATTGCTTGAATTAATTCAGAAAATTAGTGAGAGATTTTTGAAAAATCCTATCTTGGCAAATCAGTTTGTATTTTTAAATGATGAACAGCATCCATTTGAGTGGGCTCTTCAGGAAGAGGAGTCATTCCCATATTTTTTTGGAGCTATCAGCATGACTTTTAAGACAGCAGCTATAAGAACGGAGGATAAATACGCATGAGTGAACTAAAGAAAACAATAACAGAACCGGTGGAAGAAGAAGTAAGAGCACTTATACCTACAGCCCAACCCAAGGAAGTGGAAACACTTGTTTATGTTGGTCCTACAATAGTAGGTGTAGCAAGTCACAGTACTATATTCAATAATGGTCTACCGGATAATTTAAAGGCAGCAATTGATAAAGAGCCTGCATTTAAAGGATTAGTTATTCCTGTAAACAGGCTTGCAGATGCACTAAAAGAAATTGAGACGAAGTCAGGAGCAACATTCTCATTATATGAAAAGGTTGCAGATTATAAATTACAGGAGGATAGTTAATGGCTTATAATCACGGAATAAGAATTGAGGAACAGGCAACAAGTATTGTTGCTCCAATTACGGGAAGTGCAGGACTACAGGTTGTAATTGGAACTGCACCGATAAATCTTGCAAAAGACCCATATAGTGTTACTAATGTACCACTGATTGCATATAGCTTTTCAGAGGCAGCGAGTCAGCTTGGATACAGTGATGATTTTAAAAAATTCACTCTCTGTCAAAGTATGGATGCAAGTTTTAGGATTTTTAATGTGGCTCCGATTATTTTTATTAATGTATTGGATCCTAAAAAGCATAAAAAAGATAATACAGAGGCTTCAGTAAATGTGGTTGCAAAGCAGGCAAAGCTTGAAGAAGATGGGATTCTTCTTGATACTTTAGTGGTTAAAGATGGAGCTACCACACTTACAAAAAATGAAGATTATATTACAAGTTTTACTGATGATGGAAAAGTACTGGTATCTCTGATTGAGGGAAGTTCACATGCAGGAGCAAGTACATTAACAGTAAAGTCCACAAGTATAGATCCTTCGGCTGTAAAGGCAAAGGACATAATTGGTGGATATGATGCAGCTACAGACAAAGAAAGTGGGCTTGAACTTATCAGACAGGTATATCCGAGGTTCAACATGACACCTGGGCTGTTACTTGCACCTGGATGGTCACAAATACCTGAAGTAGGAATTGTTTTGGGAAGCAAGTGTTCGGAAATCAATGGAGTATTCAGTTGTGAATGTGTCCTTGATTTAGACAGCAGTAGCACCGGAGCGAAGAAGTACAGTGCAGTTGGAGAGTGGAAAAACAAGAACGGATATACAAATAAACACAGCGTTGTGCTATGGCCACAAGTAAAGGTTGGTAAGAAACAGTACGCATTTTCGGCAATATTTGCAGCACTTACTGCTTATACAGATGCAAGTAATGATGATGTTCCAAATCTTTCACCTTCAAATAAGATGGCAAAAATCACAGGACTGGTACTTGATGACGGAACAGAGGTAACACTTGATCAGAATCAGGCAAATCTACTTAACAGTCAGGGTATTATTACAGCAATTAATGTTAATGGTTGGAGAACTTGGGGAAATAATACAGCAGCATATCCTGGGGTAACAGATCCTAAAGACAGATGGTTTTGCTGTAGAAGGTTTTTTTCATGGTGGGGTAACAGTTTTATTATGACGTATTTCCAGAAAGTGGATGACCCTGCAAATTATCGTTTAATTGAATCAATTGTCGATAGTGAGAATATCAGAGGAAATTCATATACATCACAGGGCAAGTGTGCAGGCGCAAAGATTGTATTTGAGGAAAAGGATAATCAAATAACAGACATACTGAATGGTAAGATTAAATTCCGTCAATATTTGGCACCTTATACACCGGCAGAGGATATCCTTAATGTTTTAGAGTTTGATCCAAGCATGCTTGCAGCAGCAATAAGTGGAGGAGGTAATTAATTATGGCAGGAGTTCTTGGAATACCGGGAGTGATTAACAATTTTAATCTTTATTATAAAGGAACTGCTCTTGTGGGATTGACAGGAGAGATAACTCTCCCTGACTTTGAAGGAACAACGGAGACACTTAGCGGACCGGGTATACTTGGAGAAATAGAAGAGGTTGTAATCGGAGCTTTCGGAAGTATGGAGCTTGAAATCCCTTTCCGTATACTTGATGAGGATGCTTTTAGCCTTATGTCTCCAACAGAAACTCTTGACTTAACTCTTAGAGCAAGTGAACAATATACGGTAAAGAGTACTGGTGGAATAGATACTAAGGGAATGAGAGTTGTAGTCAGAGGAAGGCAAAAGAAACTTACAGGTGGAACCATTAAGCAGGGCGGAGCAATGGATGCATCCGTTACTGTTGAGGTGGCATATATCATGATAGAGCTTGATGGTAAAAAGAGAGTTGAACTTGATAAGCTTAATAATGTTTACAAAGTCAATGATAGAGATTTGTTGGCAAAGATTAGAAGTCAGTGTTAAAGGAGATGGATATGGTAGATAAAGATAAAGTAGTTGATGTATCAGTTGCTCAGGATATTATTGTAGAGGGTTCTGACTCTGAAAATTCTATGGTGATTACTTTTTCAAGAAAGTACAACTATGAGGGCAAGGAATATGGACAGGTAGATTTAAGTGGATTAGAGGATATGACTGCAACCGATATGATTGCAGCAAATAAAATACTGGAAAAAAGTGGAAGCTTCTCATTCTTACCTGAGATGTCACTTGAATATGCTTGTATCATATCAGCAAGAGCAACAAAGATGCCTTTAGAATTTTTCCAGAGATTACACCCACGAGATGCTATCAAAGTAAAAAATAAGGTAACATCTTTTTTTTACGGAGAGGGATAAGACCTGAAGATGGTAAAAATTTAAGAAAAATTGCAATACAGCTTGCTATGTCATTACAGACAGGGATTGATTATTTTCTATCCCTGTCTGTTTTTGAATTGATAGAAATAGCAGAGGAGGTGGAAGAGATTGGCAGGAAGCAGCGAGCAAGAGCTGGCAATTCGAATCGCAGGTAAAGTAGAGAACTCTTTGAAGCAGAGCCTTGGCATGACTGAAGATGGGATTAGTCACCTTGCAGGAATGGCAAAAAAAGCGGCTGTTATGATTACAGGAGCTTTTGCTGCGATAAAGGTTGGACAATTTATTGGAGATGCAGTTAGCGAATATTCAGAGTTTGAACAATCTATGGCCAATACTTCGGGTATTGCCGGTGCTACTGCAAGTGAATATGAAAAGCTGTCAAAAGCCGCAAGAGATGCAGGAAAAGCTACAACCTTCACCGCCTCAGAAGCAGCAGATGCCCTTGGTTATATGGCTCTTGCAGGCTGGGATGTTGAGACCAGTACGAAAGCACTCACACCTGTTCTAAAACTGGCAGAAGCTACGCAGGCAGACTTAGCGACTACAAGTGATCAGGTCACAGACTCAATGAGTGCAATGGGAGTCGGTATAGATGAACTGCAGGAATACCTTGATGTAGTAGTCATGACAAATAATAAAGCAAATACTACATCTGCAGACTTGATGGATGCGATGATTGGATGTGGTGGAGCTGCAAGGGCATCAGGTATGGATTTCAAGGAGACGGCAACCGCACTTGGTATATTGGCGAACAACGGTGTAAAAGGTGCAGAGGCTGGTACTGCCTTGAATTCTATGTTGGTTCGTATTTCAACTAAAGATGCAGCAAAAGCGGCATTTGAAGACCTTGGTGTCGCTGTCTATGATAATGCCGGCAGAATGAGAGATATGCGTCAAATCCTTATTGATTTGAATGGTGCGATGTCAGGTCTGACAGAGGAAGAGAAGAATAACTATATGGCAGCCATTGCCGGAACAAACTACTACTCAAAGTTTGGATATCTCCTTGATGGTGTAAAAGAAGGTGTAGACGGTACGGCTTCAGCATGGGATGCACTATCAGATAACCTTAATAATTCCGAAGGTGCACTGGATGAAATGGATAAAAAGGTCACAAACACCTTGAAGGGTGCAATGGCAAGAATGGGCAGTGCTGTAAGTGATCTGAAAATATCAATGATTGAAGCTTTTGGACCACATGCTATTAAAATAATGGATGGACTATCCAATACTATTCCTAAAATCACAGAAAACTTTGTCGGAATGATAAACAAACTTCCAATAGATGATTTTATGAACGGGGTTGGAAATATGTCCGCAGGTGTTATGGATTTCTTGGTTACACTCACCGGTGGAGAGGGAAGTATAGATGCATTTAGTAATATGATGAGCGATACTTTCGGAATTGAACTGCCTGAGTCAATAAGAAGTGCTATAGAGGTTGCACAGGATTTTATAAAAAGAGGTCAAGAAGTTGCGGGTTTTCTCATAGGAACTTTGAAAAATGCGATTGGTAATGTGATGGAGAAAATAGCAGAAAATGAACATACATTTGATGTTATTCTGGATCTTTTGAGCGATTTAAAATGGAAATTTCTTGAAGCTTTTGATAATGCAAAGCCTACAATAACATATATAGCAGAAACGGCTATTCCTAATATTACTGACGCACTTCTTAAAGTAGTCGGGGGTGTGACAGATGTAGCTGACGCATTCGTGCAATGGGACGGATTCCTTCCTACAATCACTGCAATAGGTGTAGCAGTCGGAGCTGTTAAATTTTATCAGCTTGTAACAGGTATTTATTCTGCTGTAAAGGCTCTTACGATATTAAATATTGCAAAAGCAAAAGACATTGCAGCAACAATATATATCAATGGATTATATGCTCAAGATCATATTCTGACAGGAATATCAATTGCTAAGAAATATGCCCTCATTGTTTCAGAAAAAGCACACACTGTTGCACAGTGGGCAAGTATAACTGCAACAGCAGCTTGGAATACTGTGGCAGGCATTGGTGCGACAGTGACAAGTGCACTTGGTGTGGCATTTGCTTTTTTAACTAGTCCTATAGGCTTGGTGATTTTGGCAATAGGTGCGATTATTGCTATCGGAGTTTTACTTTGGAAGAACTGGGATACGGTAAAGGAAAAGGCAGGACAGCTTGGATCATGGCTTGGTGAGAAGTTTAATGCCATTAAAGAATCTGTTGGGAATGCTATAGAAGGTTTTAAGAATAAATTCCCTGTTGCTTTTGCATTTATTGAAGGAGTCTTTAATGGATGGAAGGCAACAATAGATGGAGTTATCGGTGGAGTAAAACAGGCCTTTCAAGGAGTCATAGACTTTGTGCAAGGAGTTTTTACAGGCAACTGGTCGCAAGCTCTTGAAGGATTGAAAGGTATTTTTTCAGGTGCATTTGGTGTATTGAGTTCTCTTGCCCTTGCACCACTTAATGCAGTGCAAGGAGTTGTTGTTGGTGCTCTTAGTGCAATCAATGTGGCTACAAATGGCAAGTTGTCAGAAATAAAATCATTTTTTACTATTCACTTAGAGGGTGCAAAGAACACAGTGGTTGGAATACTTGATGGAATAAAAAATGCATTTAGTGAAAAGCTGGAAGCGGCAAAAAACATTGTATCCGGTGCAGTAAATGCAATAAAAGGATTTTTTAACTTTAAATGGGAACTACCCAAGCTAAAAATGCCGCATTTTTCAATAAAGGGAGATTTCAGCCTTGCACCACCAAAGGTGCCTACTATGGGAGTAGAATGGTACAAAGATGGTGGAATAATGACCAGTCCCACAATGTTTGGAATAAATGGGAATAGTGCTATGGTAGGTGGAGAGGCGGGAGCTGAAGCAATACTTCCGTTGTCAGATCTGTGGAGTAAAATGGGTGGATTTATTGACAGTGCAATAGGTGCATCTGTAAAACTACTTGCAGAGCATATTGAAGACTTCCAGATGGGAACAAACCGGGTGCCACTATCAACACTAAGTGATCGAATAGCCACTTCAGGATATGCGGTCGAAGGTGCAGGTAGTGACAACGGAGCGGTGTCGATAAACTATGCTCCTGTATATCACTTTGAAGGGGCAGCACCAACAAAGGATGATATTGTTCAAGCAGAGAAAGAATCACAGTCTGAATTTGATAAAAAGATGGAACAGTGGCTTAAGAGAAAAAGAAGAGTTAACTTTTAGGAAGGTGAAAATATATGAGGGTATACACAACTATTCAAGGTCAAACATGGGACCAGATTGCATATGAGGTGTATGGAAATGAATATATGTGCGATAAAATCATGGATTTAAATAGGGAAAAGCTGGATACTTTCATATTCCCTGCAGGAATAAAACTCATACTACCTGATGAAGAAAATATAATCAGGCAATCTGTGCCAAGTGACTATCCAACATGGAGGGCTATGCTTAATGCAAAAGGCTAGAAGTGTTACATATCAAATACTGTATGACGGAGCGGAGGTAGGACTGTCAAGTCGATGTGAAAGTATATCGTATACTGACAATGATTCAGGAAGTGCAGATGAAATCACGATAGACTTGGCTGACAGAAATGCTGCTTGGGCAATGGGAAAAGGTTTTGTCCCGGAAAAAGAGCATGACCTTGATGTAAGCATATTCTTCCACAACATGACAGGCACCAATACATATCAGAAGTATCACTGTGGAAACTTTACAATAGATGATATTACATATTCTGGCGGAAGCAGTGGACATAAATGCAGTATTAAAGGAATTTCCCTTCCGGCAAGTCAAGGCTTTCAAACAGGTAAGGTAAGCAAGACTTGGGAGAAGGTCACTGTAAAGCAGATTGCTGAGGAGATAAAAGGCAAGTATGGTATGACAGACCTCTACTTCTGGGCAGGAGAACCGATCATCGATAAGGTAGATCAGGAAGAACAGACTGACAGTGAGTTTATATCTAATTTATGTAATGACCAAGGGCTTTGTATCAAGATATACAAAAAAGCTCTGGTCATTTTTGATAAAG